TTACCTAGTAACTATTAATATCATATCTTTTATTTTGTTTTCCGTCTTGTTTTTTTCTTTTTCTTACCAGCTTTTGACAAAGCAATAGCAACAGCCTGGCTCCTTGAATACCCTTCCTGTATGAGTTGCCTTATATTGCCTGTAATTGTCTTTGGTTGACTCCCTTTTTTAAGTGGCATTTGGATATTTTTCAGCTAACTTCTTTAATGTTAGCTCTGTTCCATCATCTTTTATAATCAATCGTAAAGCCTCTCTTGGACTTTTTCTTTTTTTATCAATTAAATAATTAAAAAATTTCTTTTTGCTTCCAAGTGTCTTGTCTTGTATTGACGGATTATCTCTTAACCATGTCGCATAGTTAGTATCTTGTGGCACTCTTCCAGTAGCACTTGGCCTAGTGTCAGGAAAACGTCTGCGTAAATCTTCATCATCTATTATTGGAACAGTAGTTGATCTGCAGTTAAAATGCTGTGGTGGTAAGGGTCCTTCATTATATTTAAAAATTCTGCCATCCAAACTGCCGCAGATTTTACTTGTTCTTGCATCTAAGGTTGCAACATATTCATATCTCTGCGTGACATCCTGGTTGGCTGCATAGGTTGCCTGGCTAACAGCATTTTGTACTTGGTTAACAGATGTACGAACAATGGTCATAACTTGTGTATTTGCAAGTCGCATACCATCACCAGCAGCAAGCCTTTGTGCCTTTGCTGTCATTGTTTGATTTGCACCAAACTGTAATCTACCTCTTAACCTTCTTGCGATTTTTGGTATTGACTCACCCTCTGTAATACCAATACGAATCTGACTTGAGATAAGTTCTGCCTGTTTAGTTGATATACCACGAAAGGCCTTTGCCACAACTTCTCCACTTGGTAAAGTTATTGCAGAACCTTTGGCAGCAGTTAAAGAGAATGTTCTTTGAACAGTGGATTCTAAATCTGTTGGTAGTGTTAATATATTTACCTCTGTAGGGTCAGTAAAGACAACACTTTGCGCAAAATTAGGCGATATTTTTACAGTATTAACACCAACAGCACCTTTTGGTAATACTTTTTCAAGTTGATCTTTTACGAATTCTGTTTGAAATACAGCTAGGCCTTGTAGTTCATCTGCCAAATAAACAGAACTTGCATTTGACCAACTCTCAAGACTTTCTTTCATCTGTACCAACATAGCCCTTATTCTTGCGACAGTAGCTGGTGCTGTTACCTCATCTATGGTCGCCAATTTATTTGTTAAATCTAAAATTACATTGTTGTAATTCGTAACAATCTGTCTAGCAACTTGGTTGCTGTAGCGGTTTAAGTCAATCGCCTCTCTGTAAAAAGTTTCAGGTGTTGACATAAATTAAGCTGCATCTTGTTCTGGTTCATCTTGTTCTGCCTCTTGTCTTGGCTGTGCCATCTCAACCATACCGCCACTTTGTGTTGCCTCTATCTCTTCTTCAACATCAAACTCATCTCCAAGAACCTCACCCTCAGTAAGTTGATCAAGAAGTGTTTTCTGTGTAATAGAACCAGAAGTGTAAAGAGTGAGTAATGCTTGTATCTCTTGTGGCTCAAGTCTTTGTGATAAGAAGTCTCTGTTTACAAAACAACTACCGGCATCAGAATTTATGTATTGACTATGGAACATAAGACAATTATCAATCATATCTTGCATCTGTTGCGCCACAACCATCATTGTTGAATCGCCCTGCGATCTATCAATACGTTTTGCTTCTGCTGTTTCTGCAGATAGTTTTTGGCCAAGTACTGCTGCAAGACCAAGTTCATTTATCTGACTCTCCAATCTGTCTAACCTTCGAAACTGTGCATCATAGCTTTTACCATCTGGTTCAATATATTCAGCACGACCATCTGCTGGAAAAGCAATGGCCTCACCTGGACCAGCCGAAACCTCTTCAGCATTTTGCGGAAAGCCATAAAAGGCAAGCATTGGCACTGCTGAGATATGTAATTGGTTATCAAGATCAGATTGTATTTGGTATGCCTTCAAATTTAATTCTGCTATGTCTGCCATTGGTGGTCTTGACTCAAGAAGGTTCACTCTATTTGAGTAGGCAACAGAAAAAGGTATTTTTTCTACTGGCATTGTGCCTTCATCTACTTTTACAAACTTACCTGTCTTTGCTTTTCTGTGAATCTCAAAAGCACCAGGGGTAAGCAAACGTACTTGCTCTACAATTTTTTCGCCATACTGGCCGTCTGGTTCAGACACCTTTTCAAGTAATCTAAGTTGCGAAAACTGCATCTCGCCATTTATCATTTCTGTTCGCCAGCCAAGAATATCTCTTGGTGTATAAGTTACCCAATATGGTCTGCCATTATTTCCTGCTGCTGGCGCATCTACCAAGACACCAATATGACCATAGCGAATCATTTTTCTTGCAGTCTCATATGTCCAAACATTGAGATCGTTACCTTGCAAGTCAACATCAAAAAGTTGTTCTCTTAAATTATTTCCTGTATCACTTAGCCTTACTGGTTTACGAGTTAACATGCCAGCCAACATTCTTTCTAACCTAAGAAAATATGGTGGGCAGACAGAACGAGCCAATCTGTTGTCATAACTCTCATCTAACTCTCTTGGTTCTTGCATTAGATACTTTCTATGCTTTGACCTCATCTGATATGTACCACCAAGTAAATCTTCTATTAATATCCAATGTGGTTCTTGCTGAAACCATGTATTGTTAGGATCATTTATTTCTGTACCTCTACTACCGGCTGTCTGTCTGTTGTAATGACTATATCCAGAATACACAGTTTTGCTCCAATGTTTGTTTATAGTTTAGACAATAATCTTAATAAAGCCTAATACCAGTTTTGCGACCAGCCCCCATATGTAAGGGATTGAACAACCTCCAAGTTATGTAACCCAAGGCATCATTCATATGATCGTACCCTGCATCCTTGTCTGGTTCTCCTCTTTCGTTATAACTTTGCAATTCTAAACATTCAATCAACTTTATTGCTTTTTTTGAAATCATTAATCTTGTTTCGCCTTTGCCATTTAGCAATAAACCTTGAACAGAGTTAACCCTATCTCTTACAGGGGGATTAGATAATGCAGATTGATTAACAAAACCATAGCTTTCTAGTATTTGGATGTCGGTCTTTGTAGCATTTGTACTTCTGTTTCCACCTGACGCATCAGGATAGATATATATTTTGTTGAAAGGGTATCTGCCTTTGATCTCTTTTGCAATGCTGTCGGTGTCGTGGCTTTTTGCGATTTCATCTATGACCATAAATTTATTACCTACTGCCACACCAATTACTGCATTCATGTTGCCAATGTTAAAGTCAATTCCAATTCGTAAAGGTTCATTATCATCAACATATGGATTATTCTGTAAAACATGAATTTTGCGATCAAACTTATCGTAGACTTGCCCTGTGGTTAAGTTGCAGAAGTTTCCGTTTAGGTAAGCCTGTATGAGTTGAGGTGGGTAGTTTTCGAGTAAAGAATCAATAAATCCCTCTGGAAGATAAGGGTTGTCTGATGTTTTAGCTTTTATCAACCGAGTATCTTCTTTGGCGTTTTTTTCGAAGGTATCAAACGCCCATGAGTGACCCTCTGGTGTTGTAGTTGCGTAAAACTGTTGAACATTACCTGACCGCAGTCTAGCAAGTGCCATATTCATTGCTTGTTCGGCATCCCGTTTTGCAACAGTATCTGCTTCATCAAAACCAACAGCACATAAGTTTTGGCCACGCAATCTTTGGTAGGTCAATATAGTTCTTAACAAGATAGTGTGTATACCTTCTTTAAATTGCAGTTGGTATTCGGGCAGTGGACTAGCTCTAAATGTATATGGAATCTGCCATTCATCTAATAAATCATTCATAGTTCGCATCAGGATGTCTCGTAACATTGGTGCTGTAGGTTCAAAGATTGCTGAGATATGACCAACATTCATTGACGCCAACAATATTGATTTACTTACAAGTGCATATGTTTTACCAGCACCAAAGCCACAGACTAACGCTAATTTTCTATGTTCTGTATCTGCGCAAAACTTTTCTTGATGCGGTAATAAATTTGATGTAATTCTATCTTGTACTGTTTTTGTAGAAGGTATATCAAATAGGCCATCACCAAATAATACATGACCTTTTTTAACTGTTTCAAGAATACTCATGAGCAAAGATCAGCTAACTTGGCCGCAGTATTAATCGCACCAAGAGCTATGTTAAGTTGGCCATTCCTTCTTGCTTCCATCTGTAAAGTACTGCACTGACTAAGTAAATCAGCAATCATCTGTGGCCTTTCTATATCCCAATCTGCACGTAATTGTGTTCTTGCTTCTTTTAAATAATTATCAACAGTCCTCTTAGTAACCCCCCAATTTGTTGCAGCGTATTGAATACAATCAGACCTTCTACCACCGTTGGCAATAATTCTTGCGCATCTTGCAATACGCATTTCGGTTTCTGCTTGTGTTGTTTGTGAAGCTGCCATTATGCTGGTTTTTCTATTAGGTATCCAGAGAAATCGCCAAATTTAAACCAATTTATGAAATCGCCAGCAAGTTGATCTTCTGTAATAGGTCTTTGTACACCTGACAACGATAATTCTTTTTCAATTATTTCATCTGAGTTTGTACCAGATGCTTTTTTGCCAGCAAGTGTAAGACGGTAGAAAACAGTTGAAGCGTAGCCACCAATTGGTTCTAACTTGTCAAAGACAATGATTGCCCCTCCGGGTTTACATTTCTCTCTTAGTCTTAGCATAAGATTAAATCTTTTGGCTGGTGGAATAAACATTAAACATAAAAATAAAACTGATAAATCAAAATCTTTTGGTATAAATGTCTCTGCCTTTGAACAGACAATCTCCCCTGGTGCCTTGTAAAGTTTGATCATTTCTTTACTAGGTTCTATACCAATTAAGTGTGCTTTTCTTTTAGTAAGTATTGGTTCTAATGCTCTTCCAATGTTGCCAGTAGATGCACCGAAATCATAGACAAGGCCATTTTCTGGTATGTAATGCCTGGCCACATGAAGTATTGCATTTGTTGCTAGGTCATACCAAGGTAACTGCTCTCTTACATGACGATCAAAACCTTTGGCAACACCCGAGGTTTCAAAAGTCCAGTTGGTTGGTATGTCCATTCAGATTTTTTGTAGTATTTCTTTGGCAACAGTTTCTGCAACTTTGGCCATCATAAGTGGTGGTACAGCCCTACCGACTCGTTCCCACTTTTGGTACAGATTACCATGCAAAATAAAATCGTCAGGGAAAGTGCTGATTCTTTTTAGTTCTTGTATTGTAAATAATCTTGGTTCTGACCAATGGTATTTATCCATGGTTCCCTGCACTACAGTATTGGCAACACGAAATGGCGATTGCTTTACATGGGAGAAAAATTTATTCTGTCCAGTAAGTTTTAGTGCAGCTTTATAAAATTGATCCCCAGGTTTTGTAAGTTTCCATAATTTATAGGTTTCTGTACTAGGGTCAATATGTTTATATTCTTCAGATTCTTCAACACCAATCAGTGCTTCGCCTACAGAATATTGATATGGTATTGGCTTTGGATGTGCTGGTTCTATACAAAGATCATTTCTAACTCCTACAAAAATTGTTCTTTTTCTCATCTGTGGCACACCAAGCCACTGTGCATCTAATACTTTACATTTTACGTTGTAGCCACAAGCCCTTAGTTTTGTAAGTATGCGTTTAAAATAACCTTTTGCAGTACCTTGTACAAGACCAGCAACATTCTCTGCCACAAAAACTTTTGGTTGTAGGCCATTTAGGATGCGAGCATATTCAAAGAATAGATCATCTACCCTTTGTGTTGTTTCGCTGTATTTTTTTTCTTTACCCCAACCTTTCTCCCTTTTACCGCCAATGGAAAAAGCAGCGCAAGGAGGGCTGCCATCAAATAAATCAAGTTCGCCTTTTTTTAAGTTTATTTTATCTAAAATATCATCTGCATTAATTTTTCTGATGTCTCTAGGGTCAAGAAAACTGTTTGGGTGGTTGGCCTTATAAGTTTCCCTGGCAGATTCTATAAATTCATTTGCATAAACAACTTTATAGCCAGCAATACGATAACCAAGACAAGAACCACCGCAACCTGAAAAGGTTGAAGCAACTTTAAACCCATTCCACGGAGTTGCTTCTATATCTACCATAGAAGGTATTTTGAAAACTGGTTTAGGCATAGACACCTTTTGCGATTCTGTTATAGATACCAATGGGAGACTTTGAATTAGGTTTATATTTAGAAATTACCGCATTGCCAACTCTTTCTGCAATTTTGCTATCGCCTAGCTGTAAGTTTGTATGAGGTTTTATTTTTAGGCAATCTAGCTCGGGATAATATTTACGAATGACCTCTTTTTGCCTGGGCTTGTTCAATTCTTCCCAATTTTTGTCTATCCATAAAGAAAAAACAGAAGGCTCAAAATATGGGTTACAAAGTTGTATTTTGTTTAGTTCGCAAAGTTTTATCAATCTTTTAGTGCCAGCAGATTCTAAGTTTGAGAAATAATCTTGCCTAAATTTTTTAAATTTTTGGTCATCTTTTGAATAATGAATCATTGCTTTTTTAGAAAGTCCAAAGTGTCCATCTGCGGCAACACCTGTCACAAGTGTCTCATCTTTAAATTCTTTCATTATTTTTATCAAGTAATAAAAAGGAAAAAGGCACTCTATGGCAGTTTTTTTCTTACAACCTACATTTTTTATAAGATGTTTTACTGTCTCAACAATCTCATCTCGTTCTGTTGGTAACCATACAGGAACAAAAGTAAGATTAAATTCCCAAGCAAGTTTTCTTGCAGCTTCAAAATCTGATGAAAAATGTTTTCCAAAAGTAAACGAATAAACCCTTACTTCTTTTCCTACATCAAGAGCAGACATGACAACAGAGGATGAATCAATACCACCAGATGTTGCAACACAAATTTTATTTGGTAGTGGTTTAATTATTTCTTGTAGAACAGTTCTAATATTATTTTGCTTTACCACTCCACTCATACCCACAACTTGGACATCTGTGTTCTGTTTCTATGTCATCATCAACATCTTTAAAATCCTCCGGTGCTTCCGCATCAGTTCTATCATCCATAAGTTCTGTTAAATCTTCGGGTTCAAACCATGGGTCAATCTCATGTTCCATTGATAAATGATGCAACATAGATGCATCCCAATCCGAAAGATCAGATGATCTGTTATCTGCAAGTGCAAGGCCAACTTTTTGATCTTCTGTAAGGCCAGTGCGTTTTATAGCAATAATCTCTTTGCCATCAGATTCTATGACGCGAACATTTTCTAGGCCAGCAGCCTTTGCACCTTCTACAGTTCCGTTGCCAGCTAATACACGACCATCTTCATCAATAACGATTGATCTTGCTGCGCCATATCTTTCTAATGATTCTTGTATTAAAGACGCAGAACGGTCTGTTCTTTTTCTTGCGTTCTTATGGTCTGGTTTTAAGTCGTTAATTTTTGTCATGTGATTAATTTTTTAGAGGTCCTAGTTGTTTGACTAACATTTTGTAAGTTTCCATTGGTGTCATATTTAAAGATTTTGCAAGTTTGCATAATCCTTTTAGATTTTGTGGTGCTTCATTCCATGTATCTAATAACTTTGTTTTTGTCATTTTCTGTTTGGATTGTAGATTGGTAATTTTAACTCGATAAATTTTAGTATTTCAATATTCTTATTTATTAACTCTTGTGGTATTCCAATATTATTTCGTTTTTTCTTTCTTTCAAGTTTGTCTATTTTATCTAAAAGAGCAAGTTCAATATGTACAAGATACTCTTGTGGAATTTCAACTTTCAATTTTCTATACCCTCTGTCATTGTTTGTACAATAGCTTTTTCTGTAGGAAAAGAAAACATATCGCCTACTTTGCTTAATTCTTCCTTTACAACTTGTATGTAATAAGGGGTTTCGTATTTTTCTTTTTTAATAATTTTTTGTCTTATCTCGTTCATATCTTTGGCACTTTTTTCCCATGTTGCCTTTCTTTCAAGATGTATCTGTCGTATTTTTTCTTTTTCCATAGAAAAACCAAGTGCCTGTGGCTCTCCTCTTATTGAATCTGTTGTTCTTATGTTGCCGTTTTTATCTCTAAAACCAACTTTTTCTTTATCATCATCAGTTTCATAGTCAGCATATGCAGCTTTGCAGTGACAGATTATGGCCAAGTCTTGTCCGCCACAGATTCTGCCTTTCTTGTCTCTGTCATAATCGGGAATAAATTTATTCACCAGGCGGTCACCATTGGTAACAATACCCGAGTCATAGCAAGCAAAACATTCTACTTTAGGAATATAAAATGTAGTGTCTCGATCTAAAGCTGTTCTTCTGTAGTTAACTGTCATAAGAGGTTAAAAGGGTACATCCTGACCAGTGGGTTTATCTTTTTCCCAAGGTCTTTCTTTTGTTGTATCAGTCTTTTTCTGTTTGTACAGGGCATATTTCTCATCTTTTACATAACCTTCATAGCTTTCATCTCGTAACCATCTAAAGCAATTAGGAAAACAGACAGCAAAACCGCCATCTTTCTCTGTTGCTCTTTGTTGTTTTATGGCAGCAATTAGAGAAATTTTTATATTTACAGGTGTAGTTTTCTTAATGGCTTTTTTCCATTCTTCCCAAGCCTTTGGTTTGTTTTGGCCACTAGCTCTTTTTTTAATGTCTAAGTACATAAACCAAAATTCTAGAAAGTCATCAGAATAATCTTTTTTAGTATTTTTTTTCTTTAGTTCTTTTGTATCTAGTTTAGTTGTATCTAGTTTGGTGGCATCTGCTGCTATGGGACATGGCAAATTTTTCCCTGGGGACATAGCATTTGGTGCAGGGGTGCAGGATTTGCCACGCCTTTCAATACTAGGTTCTGGGACATTTGCTAGATGCCAAACAGTAACTTTATACAAATTACTGCTCTGTTGACCTTTTTCATCAATCTGATGTGTTCTTTGTAAAAGGCCAAGCGACACTAACTGGTTAACAACTTTCTGTGCGGTTCTCTTACTGAGGCAGGCATTTTCAGCTATTGTCTTTAATGATGGCCAGCATTGTTGATCATCTTTATTGGCATAACTCTGTATTACCCACAGTACCGCAAGTTGATTTGGTTGTATTTTACCTCTAAGATTTGTAGGTAATGCAGTGAATTGATACCCCTGAGGATTAAATGACATCTTTTAAATTCTCTGTAAATGGACTTGAGGCTGCACCGCAGGGTAGTAAAAAGTATATCGGTAAGGGTCGGATGATTGAAGTAAGTAAAAGAGTAAAACCATGGCGGGAGCTAGTAAAGAAAGAGGCCAGCAAGATAAAACAACCACCGATAAAGACAGCTTGTTATGTTGAGGCGACTTTCAGGTTTAGGAGACCGAAGGCTCATTATTACTCAAATGGCTCTCTCCGTACAGGGTCACCTAGAAATGTTACGATTCGAAGAAATGATTTAGATAAACTTGTAAGGTCTAGTTTAGATGCTCTAAGCGGAATTACATTTGTAGATGACTCTTTGGTAACAATTCTCACCGCCAAAAAGAGATATTGCGAGGAAGGCGAAGAGGTGGGTGCAGATATACTTGTAGTACAACTAGAAGAATAAAATGAGGGGATAGATCGGACAACCTCTACGAGTCCGCCCTGCCATTACAGCTTTCAGCCCTAGTGTTGCAAAGGGCATCGGGCTCCCTCATGTATTAATAATACACAATAGACAAAAAAAAGCTGCCCTGTAAAGGGCAACTATATATATTATTAAAGGTCTACTGTTGCGTTGTAATAGCCTTCAGCACTTACAAAGTAAGTTTCTTCCCAATCATCTTTTTCATCCTTCCAACTTTCAGCTACACAGCCACAAAAATAAATTATTGCAGCTTCAACAGCTTTTAAATCTTTTTTATTGATTCTACAGAAAATAGGGTCTTTCCAATCTCCTGTAGGAAAATGTACTTTGTCGAAAGCATCATCTAGTTCTTTTTTAGTAAAACCTTCAAAAACAATTTGTGTTTTTTTCATTTCTTTGGGGTATTTAAGATTTTATAGATTTTGTCTAGTGTTTCTTGTCCACTAGAAGAAAGGCGGTCATAATCCCATTGCATATCAATAATTAATTTAATTAATTCATGGCCTTTCTTATCGGCATTAAAGTTACCTTTCTTGTTGGTTGTTGATATATACATTACCTTTTACCTGTACAAGTAACAGTAATGTCTCTTTCTGTAAGCTTGACTTTGATGTCACCGCCTTTGATTAATAAATCAATAGCTTTTTCACTTACAGGAATAAACTCTGCAAAATCGTCGGGAGAAACACTATAGGCTTTTTCCCATACATCTTTACAAGTATTTGGGTTGTAACCTTTAGCGTAGATTACCCAGTTGTTGTTACCACTTCTAGTATTAAAAGCGTTCATTAGATAGATGCCATCATCTTTAACTAAGTAAAAGCCTTTTTTCTCTGTGGTCTCTTTTACAT